ATGGCTCGCTTGACCTACCTCGAAAGACGCAACGGAACCTACTACGCCCGGATTGACATCCCGGTTGACCTAGTGGCGCACATCGGCAGCGAAGTGCGAAAGAAGTCACTCCGCACGAAGGACGAGAACGAGGCCAAGAAACGCCTATGGCCGGTAATCGAGGCGTGGCGCGCCGAATTCGAGGACGTGCGCGCACGACGTGAAATCACCGCCGACGACAAGGCGGCGGCCGTCTGGCAGCACTACGAGGCGACGATCCAGCGCGACGAACAGAAGCGCCGGGCAATGCCGACGCCCGCCGACATGGACGCGGAAGAACAGCGCCTCTTGCGTCGGATCGAGAAGGGCGAAATTAATTCCGACAGCTTCGCAGGAATGATCAACGCGCACACCGAGCTTGAGCTTATGCTTCGAGCGCGCACCGATGACGCTAACCGGCGTGCCCGCCGCCTCACAGCCCTTAAGGCCGCACTGAGTTCCGGTGATATCAAGTTGATTGAACCGGCCGTGAGGGATTTTATCGGCCGGCACCGTTTGCTTGTCGAAGTTGGTTCCGACGAATACCGCGAGCTTTGCACCCTCATGACTCGGGCGGAAGTCGAAGGCTTGGAGCGGACCCTTGAGCGCGACCGTGGCAATTACTCCGGAGCGCCAACGGACCCCATTGTAAGGCCTGTGACCGGCACGACGCGCGAGACCGCAGCGCCCGGCGAACGCATCATGGAAGTGTTTGCGATTTACGAGCGTGAGAACCCAAAGAACATCAAGGCCGACACTCTGGCGCAAGCGCGACGCGACATCGGCACCTTTGTCGATTACGTCGGCAGCACTTACCCGGTTCACCGGATCGATAAGAAAGCCGTCCGAGAATGGAAGGCGCTCTTGCTGAATTATCCCGTCAAGGCGACCGAGACGAAGGCTTTTGAGGGCATGAAGATTGCGCAGATCGTGAAGCACAATGAGAAGATCGGCAAGCCAACGATCTCCACAAACACCGTGAATCGTTACCTTTCCGGCCTCGGCGCATTTTGCACCTGGCTCAAGGATAACGGCTATTTAGACAGCAATCCTGTGACTGAAATGTTCCTTACGAAGAAAAAGGACAAGGTGGTTTTCCCGTTCAAGGTTGATCAGATGAACACCTTGTTTAAGTCGCCATTCTTCACCGGATGCCAGAGCGACGACGCGCCCCGCTTTTGGAGCAAGCCCGGTAACGTCCTTATTCGGGATCACCGCTATTGGGTTCCGCTTATCATGCTTTATTCCGGCGCACGCCCGGCAGAGATTGCGCAGCTTGCCGTTTCTGACGTTCGGCAGGAGCATGGTCATTGGGTTATGCATATCACCGACAAGGGGACGGTGATAACAAGAGCGTAAAGAACGAAGAGTCGATGCGGCTTGTGCCGGTTCACAATGAACTGGTGAAGCTCGGCTTCCTTGACTACCACGCCGATATGAAGAAGGCAGGGGAGGACCGGCTCTTTCCGCTCGCAGGGCGCAATTCGCGCGGCCAGATGATTGCAGATTTCAGCCGCGACTTTGGGCGCTACCTTACGAAGATCGGCTTAAAGAGCGGGCGCGGCCTGTCGCTCTATAGCTTCCGGCATGGTGTTTTTGATGCCTATCGGCGCGCCGGTTATCTTGATGAGCAGTTCAATTTCATGCTCGGCCACGCCTCGGGCAATAAAGTCACGGGCGGTTACGGCATCCTTCCGCAGGGAATTCTTGAGCAGCGCGTTGAATTGGTCAACGCTATTGCCTACCCCGATCTAAAGCTTGATCACCTTCGCGACAAGCGCGAATCGCCAGAGGCACAGGTTGCGACGGGTTAAGTGCGGCGTCCCCGTTTTCCACAAGTTGCTAACACAAAATATAGCGCTCAAATTTCCGTCACAAACCACCCCTTGACGCTTTCAGACGATTCACGGTTATTGGTTGTTGTCTACGCGATGGGAGACAGTGACCGGCGCGGCAACGCCTAAAAGTCACTGTCTCGCACCTTGTGCCAGTAGGCATGGCGACCTCTGTCTAGCGACGGGGCCAGCGTGAGAACCGCCATCGGGTTCTCATGTCTTAAACCTACCCCAAATCTTCACATTGCCAAGAGCAAACCCGCTCGTTCTACAAATTTGTCAACGTCAAATAGGAACTTTTTCCTATTACCTCTTGCGGGCCGATTCCGGCCATGAGACACTATTGTCAAGTTAAGCATAAGAGGACGTGATACTTGAATCTTTCCCTCGTAAATCGAGTGAAGAATGCCTTCAGTTCATTCTCAGAACAGAAGGCGTATTCTCTCACCGATCCGGCAGCATTCGAACTGTTCGGCGTTCGTCCGACTTATTCGGGCGTGAACGTTAGCGGCCAGTCTGCGCTTTATGTTCCGGCAGTGCTTCAGGCCGTGCGCCTGATCTCCGAAACCATCGGTTCGCTTCCTTGCAAGGTCTATCGGGAAACCAAGGAAGGCAAGGAAGCGGCCAAGGAGCACACCGCCTATCGCATCGTGCACAAGCGGGCGAACGAATGGACCGGCGCGGGCGAGCTTCGCACCGTCCTTACCTCCGACGCCCTCATTCATGGCAACGGCTTTGCCCGCGTCGTGCGTTTCGAGGATGGACGCCCTTTTGAGCTTCACCGGCTGAAGCCCGGGACCGTCACGATCCTTGAGGACAAGCTGACCGGCGCGCCGGTCTACCGCGTGTCAGGAGACGCGGGCACGACCGACTACCCGCATACCGAAATTCTTCATGTGCCCTCGTTTCTCGGCACGTCGCCTATTACCTTCGGCAAGGAAGCTATCGGCCTCGCCGCGATCCTTGAACGCCACGGCGCGCAGTTCTTCGGCTCTGGCGCGCGTCCTACCGGCATCATCTCCAACGATAAGCCGCAGGGCGGGGAAGCTGGCGCGCAGGCAGTTGGCAATATCCGCAAGTCCTTCCGTGAGTGGCTGAAGGGCGGTTCCGCTGACCCGCTCATTCTTGATGCCGGATGGAAGTTTGACGCCCCGGCGATGACCTCGACCGATGCGCAGTTTATCGAAAACCGCACCTTTCAGCTTTCCGAAATCGCCCGGATCTTCGGCGTCCCGCCGCATCTGATTTTCGACTTAAACAGGGCGACGTGGGGAAATGCGGAGACGATGGGCGCAAGCTTCCTTCAGCTTTGCCTTCGCCCTTGGTTGGACCGATGGCAGGACGCCTATGCAACCGTCCTTCTGACTGAAGACGAGCAGGACGTGGCCTATTTCGAATTCGTCGTGGACGACCTGCTTCGCGCCGATGCCGCCGCCCGCACGGCAAACATGACGGCGCTCGTTACCAATCGAATCATGACCCCGAACGAGGTTCGGGCAATCCTCAATCTTCCGCCGCTTCCGGGCGGCGATGACCTCACCAATCCGCACACGACCAGCAACGCCGCGCCGATCCCGGCCCCGGCGACGGAGTAACTATGAGCGAGAGCATTACCCTTCAGATTTCCGGCACCCCGGAAGCCGTCTTGCGCTTCCTCAACGGTCTGAAGCAGCCGAAGCAGGAGAAGCCCGAACCGTGGTGGAAGATCGAAACCCCGTGGTTTGAGCGTCACGGCAAGCTCACCCCGGAAGAAGCGGCCGACCTTGAAGCTAGCACCTACGGCACCCGGAAGCTTGCCGCATGATTCAGCACAAGGCTTTCTTCGGCGACGGCGACAAGACCTTCGCCTTCCCGACCCGCGAACTTATCGAAGAACTGGAAATGAAGACCGGTCACGGCATCGGCGCATTGTTCCGGCGCTTCCGCACGCAGGACTTTTCCCTTTCGGACGTGTTCGAGGTGATCCGGCTTGGCCTGATCGGCGGCGGCACCACGCCCGCCGAAGCTGCGCGGCTTGTTTCTGTCTATGGCGTCGGCCGTCCGATGGCTGAAAGCTTCGCCGTTGCCGATAGCACTATCACCGCTCTGTTCTTCGGCGCGGACGAAGATGACACGGCATCCATTCCCCAGGACGAATTACGACAGGCCGCAGCAACCGGCGACCTCGCAGCCGCAATCAGCGCCGCTTATGAGGACGTGGCCGAATGACCGAACGCCTCGAAATCAAGGCCGCACTCACGGTTGACGACGCTGGCACCATCACCGGCATTGCATGGCCTTTCGGTTCCCCGGATCGCGTCGGCGACGTGATCGAAAAGGGCGCGTTCGCCTCCCCGGAAGTCCTGCCGATGCTGTTTGCGCACGATCAGGCGCAGGTGATCGGAGTTTGGGACGAAATCAGCGAGACGCCGGATGGCCTGACCGTCAAGGGCCGCTTGCTTGTCGATGACGTCGAGCGCGCCCGCGAAGTCCGCGCCATGATCCGCACGAAGGCCGTGTCCGGCCTGTCTATCGGCTTCCGCACGAAGTCCGCCAAACCCCGCCAGCGCGGGCGCACCATTACGGCCCTCGATCTTCACGAAATCTCTGTTGTCGCCGTTCCGAGCCATCCGGGCGCGCAGATCACTTCCATCAAAGCCGCAGATGGCACGGCACCCCATGAGGAAAATCACTTGGAAAACGAAGCTGAAATTGAAACGAAGAATGATCCTGTAGTTTCGCCGGAAGAACTCAAGGCCCTGAAAGCGGATATCGCGACGATCAAGGCGAAGCTCAATCGCCCCGCCGCCGCGAACAACAATCACGCCGCAGCAGACAACGACAACAGCGAGCGCAAGGCGTTTGTCTCGTATCTTCGCCGTGGCGTCGAACGTATCTCGCCTGACGAAGCAAAGGCGCTCACCGTATCGACCGATGCCAACGGCGGCTTTCTCGCTCCGGAAGAATTCGGCAGCGAGCTTATCAAGCTCCTGAACGAATATTCCCCGGTTCGCAGCTATGCCCGCGTGGTCTCGATTTCCGCACCGGAAATCAAGTATCCGCGCCGCGTCTCTGGCACGGCTGCAACGTGGGTAGGTGAAACCGACGACCGCACCGAAAGCGGCATGACCTTCGAACAGGTCACACTGACCCCGTTCGAACTGGCGACGTTCACCGACGTTTCCAATCAGCTTCTTGAAGACAACGCCTACGGCCTCGAAGGCGAGCTTCTCGCCGACTACGCCGAAAGCTTCGGCAAGACGGAAGGCCTGGCATTCGTCAAGGGCACGGGCACCGGCCAGCCGAAGGGCATCATGACCGCTTCTGGCATCAAGGAAGTTAAGACGGGCGTTGCCGACGCATTCCCGGCAGCTAACCCGGCTGACGTGCTGATTGGCATGTATCACCAGATTGCCACGACGCACGCGAATAGCGGCGTTTGGCTCATGAACCGGCAGACCCTCGGCACGATTCGCCAGTGGAAGGACGGCAACGGGCGCTATCTCGTGCTTGATCCGATCACGGCGGGCGGCGCTTCCACGCTGCTTGGCCGCCCGATTGTCGAAATGCCGGACATGGATGATATCGGCGCTGGCAAGTTCCCGATCCTCTTTGGCGACCTGTCCGGCTATCGGATCATTGACCGCGTTGGCCTTTCGACCCTTCGCGATCCTTACACGCTCGCCGGTAAGGGGCAGGTTCGTTTCCACGCCCGCAAGCGTGTCGGCGCTGACGTGACGCACCCGGATCGCTTTATCAAGCTGAAGGTCGCGGCCTAATCCATGATCTACCAGCGGCCCGCCTATGAGGAAGTGACGATTGCGCACGGTGGAAACGCCGTGACGCTTCGCCCTTCCTTGCGGGCCGCTGCAACCCTTGTTGATCGCCACGGCTTCCCGGCTTTGTTCCGGGCGCTGGACGACTGCAACCTGACGATCATTTCCGAAATCATCCTGTCGGCATCCGTAATCCGGCAGGATGCGGCGGCTTTCCTGTGTGGTCATGCGGGAAAGCCGCTATTCCCGTTCTTCCTCGCCGTTCGGCAGCCCCTCGCCGAATTGCTCGATATGTTCCGCCCGGCACCTGATCCGAAGGCAAAGCACGCGACCGGCAAGCCAGTGCCGTGGCCGGATTTCTATCAGGCGCTCTATACGCAGGCGACCGGCTTCCTCGGCTGGACCCCGGAAACGGCATGGAATGCCACGCCGACAGAAATCGACCGCGCCTATGCGGCTCATATCGACAAGCTGAAGGCTATCCACGGCAGCGCCGACGATCAGGCGGCTAGCGAACAGGACGCCTACACGCCGGAACGCCTGAAGGAGATTGACGAGCTTGGCTATGATCCGGCCTTTGACCGCGACGGCCTTAGTGTCCTTCGAAGCAAGATCGCGAGGCGGGCATGACGAAGCCGCCCCGCCTTTGCAGTTGCGGCAACGTGGTTCCGCACGGCGAGCTTTGCATTTGCCAGCAGAAGGCACGCCGTGAACGCAACGCCCGCCATGATGCACGCCGTCCTTCGGCCCGCGACCGTGGCTATAATCACGAATGGCGGAAAGCCCGCGCCGAATACCTGACTGCGCATCCCCATTGCCGTGAGTGCAGCAAGCATGGCGTTACCACCCTCGCGACCGTCGTGGATCACGTCATTCCGCATCGTGGCGACAAGCGCCTCTTTTGGCACCGGGCGAATTGGCAGCCCTTGTGCAAGCTTTGTCACGACAGCGTGAAGCAGAGGCAGGAGCGCAGCCTATGACGCTCGCCGAACGCGCCCGCCTTATCGACAAGCAGGAATTTGAGGCCGAATGCCGCGCCATCCGTGAGCGCGCCCTCAGCTATGCCGCAGCCAAGCGGGAGGCAGAGCGCGCCCGCTTTGAGTCATGGCTTGGTCGCAGCGTGGAACCGGACGTGATCCGCCCCGGCCTGAAGCCCGGTCGCAAGAGCCAGACGCTCACGCTTAACGGCGTGACCAAAACCCTCAGCGAATGGTCAATCTGCACCGGCCTTGCAATCAACACGATCAGAAGCCGCCTTCGCCTCGGCTTTCCGATTGAGGAAGCGCTTAGGCCCGGCAAGCTCACGAATGCAGGCACTCTTCACACCGTCAACGGGGAAGGCAGGACGTTGCGGGAATGGGCCGCACACATCGGCATTCGGTATGAGGCCCTGATCGCTCGAATGAACAAAGGCCGCACGCTGGCCGAAGCACTCGCCATGCCGAAGGGCAGCGGACGGCGGAAGCCGGAGGTGGTCTCCAATTTCCCAGCGTTTGAGGGGACCGGCGCGGGGAGCACCGCGCAAGAGGCGCCGAATTTAACTTTTTCACAGAAGGCTTAAACGCGACATGTCGATAGTATCGCTCAACCTCGCCAAAGCACATATGAAGCTCGATGATTACGCGGACGACGAGCTTGTGCAGCTTTACATTGATGCTGCCGAAAGTTGGCTTGGAAACTACATCGGAAATCCGCTTTCGATCTATGATCCTGATTGGAAGATCACATACGGGGAAGATGGCGAACCTATCCCGCCACCCGCCGACTACAACCCCATGCCCGCAGACCTGAAACTAGCCGTTTTGAAGCTGGTTTCCTTCTATTTCGAGTGCCGGAACATCGTTTCCTTCGGCCTTTCCATGCAGCTTGCGCCGCAGGGCGTAACCTCGATTGCCGACAGCTACCGGGAAAAGTGGTTCACCGATGGCGTCTAAGAAGGACGATGGCGGGCTTTCGAACCTCATGGCGCGCATGGATGCCGTGAAGAACGCCCCGCGCAGGCAGATCAACAAGGCCCTGATGACATCGGCAAACGAGCTTGCCGACGCGCAGCGGCACCTTGCCGAAGCTTCCCGCGATACTGGCGCGCTCATTGACAGCATTGCAGTCACCGGCCCCGGCGAGGCGACGCCCGCCTATTCGCAGCCGGGCGGTTCCCGGGTGGCTGGCGAGCATGAGGTGATCGTGACCGCTGGCAACAGTGACGTGCGTTATGCGCACCTTCTCGAATACGGGACCAGCAAGACCGAAGCGCAGCCGTTCTTCTGGCCTGCCCTTCGCCTTTTCCGAAAGCGCCTTCAGCAGCGCATAGACCGCGCCGGGCGCAAGGCCATTCGTGACGCTTGGAGTGATCAGAAATGATTGAACCGATTCTTGCCCTTCAGACGGCTATCCGCTCGGCTCTTGTCGGCAACAGTGCCGTGACCGCGCTTGTTCCGGCCGATCATATCCGGGCAGGCAGCACCCGGCCCGACAAATTGCCGTGCATCATGATGAGCGACGGGAACACGACCTTACACGGTCACGACTACACCGCGCAGCGCACGGCTTGGGTTTATCTGGATCTCCATATCTGGACGCTGGACGACGGGCAGGACGCCGCGAAGGAGATAGCAGGCGCTGTTACCGCAGCCCTCGATAAGCCCATGACCATTGACGGCGGGGATTGTGATCACTTCCGCGTCACGGCTTCCCGGTTTCCGCGCGACCCGACCCCCGGTTATGGGCACGGCGTCCTTTCCGTCGAAGCCCTCATTCGGTGGATCATCTAATGCTGAATATCGGGAACATGGATCGCCGCATCACCATCGAACGCGAGACAGAGACCGTGAAGCCGTCCGGCAGCGTCGTGAAAGCGTGGGCGACCGTGGCGACGGTTTGGGCCGAAGTCGTGCAGCAGACGGCCAGCGAATTCTTTACCGGCTACGGCGAGGCCGAAAACGGCAGCGTGATTTTCCGTATCCGGTGGATACCTGGACTCGCGACGGCCGACCGCGTGAGCTACGCCGGGAAGGTCTATGACCTGAAGGAAATCACAGAACTCGGCAGGCGTGACGGTCTCGAGCTTCGCGGAGTTGCCACGTCGTGACGCATCTTCGCGGCGTCAAGCCGCCCGTTTCCCGTGACAGCAACGCACTGACGAAGGCACCGGCACCGCCGAAGCACCTTTCGGTCTATGCTCGCGCCGAATGGAAGCGGATCATGCCCGGCCTTATCGAACGGGGCATTATCACGCGCGGCGATCTCGGCGGCGTTGAAGACTACTGCCGTGCACGTGGCCTTGTGCGCGAGATTGAAGACGCCCTTCGCGGGTCCGGCGAAATCGACATGAAGCTTTGCCGTCTTCAGGACAAGGCCATGCAGACGGCCCGGCAGCTTGCAGCTGAATATGGCCTCTCGCCGGTATCGCGCGCCCGTGTCGGCAGCGCCGCAGCGGAAGACGACGACGAGCCGAACCCTATGGCTATCGGCAGGAACCGCGCCCATGCCTAAGAGCGCATTCCCGCACTGGATTTATGACGGGAGCGCCATTCCCGACCCCTTCGGCTATGGACAGGAAGCCGTTGATTTCATCCGGGCGCTGAAGCACCCGGCGAGCACCGCGCCGAAGAAGGCATTCCAGCTTTACACGCCGTTTGAGCGCATGACGATGGGTATCTATGGCCCGCGCAACCCGGACGGGACGCGCGTCGTGAAGAAGGTGTTTCTTATGGAAGGCCGCGGAAATCGAAAGACCAGCCACGCCGCGGCGTGGTCGCTGTTGCATCTCCTTGGCCCTGAAGCCGTCCCCGCTGGACAGGTGATCTTTGCCGCTTGCGACCGTGAACAGGCGGGCATCGGTTTCCGCGAAGCCGCGAACATCGTGCAGATGGACAAGCGTCTTATGGCCGCGACGAAGATCAACGATGCTTTTAACTCAGCGAAGCAGATTTTGAATCGCAGGAATGGCGCAACCCTGAAGGCGATTTCCAGCGACGGCAAAGCGCAGCACGGCACCACGCCGAACTTCATCCTTGTTGACGAAATTCACCAGTGGAAGGGCCGCGAGCTTTGGGAAGCGCTCGACTCCGGCACGACGAAGGTTGCCGACCCGCTTATGATTATCTGCACCACGGCAGGCCGTGGACAGGATAATCTCGGCTTTGAGCAATACGATTATGCCTACAAGGTCGCGACCGGCGAGATTGACGACCCTACCGTGTTGCCGATCCTGTTTCAGCTTGAACCCGGTGACGACTGGCGCGACGAAAAGAATTGGCCGAAGGCGAATCCCGGTCTTCCCTACGGCTTCCCGAACATCATCGGCTTGCGGAACAAGGCGAAAGAGGCAGAGAACAGCCCGCCCGCCCGCTACCAGTTCCAGCAGTTGAACCTGAACATCTGGCAGGCCGCTTCCCGCGATCCGCTCTTTGATATGGCCGTCTATGACGCCGGGCGTGATCCGAACTTTGATCTTGCGGACCTTGAGGGCTTGCCGTGCTGGCTTGGCGTGGACCTGTCCCGTTCTGGCGATCTCACGGCCATCGTCGGCGCGTGGCGGCACGATGACGGGCGCATTTCCGTGCATCCGTGGTTCTTCCTGCCGTCCGAAGGCTTGGAAGACAAGGCTAAGCTCGAACAAGTTCCCTATCCCCGTTGGCGCGACGAACGTCTTTTGAACGTTTTTGACGGCCCGGTGATTGAACCGGACGCCATTGCAGACAAGATCATTGACCTTTGCGGCACCTACGACGTGCAGGAAGTTATCTTCGATCCGTCGCTTGCGGGGCCTATCATGACGAAGCTCGTGGATCACGGGATTGAGGTGCGCCAGCTTCCGCAGACGGCCAAGCACATGCACGGCCCGATTTGCGACCTTGAGCGCGTGGTGAATGGCCGTCGCATCCGACACGGCGCGCACCCGATCCTTCGCAATCACTTCGAAAGCGTCGTGGTGAAACGGGCGACCAGCGCCAGCGAGTTGACCACGATGCATAAGGGCACCCGGCACTCAAACCATATCGACGGCGCTATCGCGTCCGCGCTGGCCGTCTTCCGCGCCGCTGCGAACGATAACCAGCGCTCAATCCATGAACTCGACCCCGAAGAATATGACCGGCTGTTCCGCGAGGCGGAAGCCGAAGCCGCATAGGAGTTTCCATGTCCGACGAACAGCGCCTGTTAGTCACCTTCGAAGCCCGCTTGAACAAGTATGAGCGCGACCTTGAACGCGCCAAAGGCAAGAGCCGCACCAACTTCCGGGCAATCCAGAAGGACGCGGAAAACACCGCATCCCGCATTGAGAAGGCGATGGGCGGCGCGTTCAAATCGCTCGGCAGCTTCGGCAAGGGGCTTGTCGGCGGGGCCGTAGGTGCGCTTGCAGTTGGCGGCCTCGACCAGATCGTGCAGCGTGTCGGCGACATTGCGAAGGGCGTGGCGAATATCGGCAACGAAGCGAAGAGGGCCGGTCTCGGCACGAAGGCGTTTCAGGAGCTTTCCTACGTCGCGCAGCAGAACCGCATTGAGGTTGACGCCCTTGTAGACGGCATGAAGGAATTGAATCTTCGCGCCGACGAATGGATTGTGACCGGCGCGGGACCGGCAGCCGAAGCATTCCAGCGGCTCGGCTATTCTGCCGACGACCTGAAGCGCAAAATGGACAATCCTTCCGCTTTGCTTGTCGAAATCATCGGGCGGCTTGAGCATCTGGACAGGGCCGCGCAGATTCGCATTGCCGATGAAATCTTCGGCGGCACGGGTGGCGAGCGTTTTGTGGAGCTTCTGGACAAGGGAGCCGAAGGCATCCGGGCCACGATCAAGGAAGCCAATGACCTTGGCCTTATCCTTGAGGACGATGTTATCAAGCGCGCCGACGAAATCGACCGGAAGTTCAACGCGATCAGCGGCACCGTGGGCACCGCCTTGAAGAAGGCCGTCGTTGACGTTGTCGGCGCAATGGACGACTGGCTTGACCGGATGAACCGGCTTGAGGAACAGACCGACCGAAATATCCGGACGCACCTTCACGGCACCTATGAAAAGCTCCGCGAAGCGAAAGAGCTTCTGTCCGATCTTGAGCTTGATAAGGGCGCGTTCCCGCACGATCCAACGATTGACCTCAACATTGAGAAGCAGAAGCAGGTTATTGAGGAACTGACCGGCGAGGCGATGAAGCTTCGCGACATTCTGGACCGGCGCAACGGCTATGATGAAAACTTCATCTATGGGGCCGGTGAAGACGCAAAGGGCGCAAAGCCGCCCCTCGATAATCTGAATTCTGCCCTGTCCGGCACCGGCAGCGCCGCGAAGGACGCCCTGAAGGGCATCAACAGCTACGCCGACGCAATCCGGGCGCTGAAGGATGAAGTGCCGGAACTGGCCGCATCCTTGCGCGACCTCGACGCCAAGAGCCGTATTGACGCCGTTTACCGGCAGGCGCTTGGCAAGGCACAGGGACAGCGGGAAATCGCCCTGGCTAACGAGATGCGCGGCAAGGCGCTTCAGGCGCTCGGCATTAAGAGCGCAACCGATGACCCTTCCGGCTATCTTTCCAGCGTGCTTGCGTCCGGCAAATCGAAGGATCACGTCAACGGCATGGCCGATGCTTTCGCGGGGAAGCTGGCGAAGATGCTGGCTTCCATGCCCGACGACCTCAAGGGCAGCGTCACGATCAATTCGGGCTATCGGTCGATTGAACGCCAGCAGCAGCTTTGGCTTGACGCCCTGAAGAAGTATGGAACGCCGGAAGCAGCCCGGAAGTGGGTGGCACCGCCCGGCAATAGCCAGCACAACAAAGGCAACGCGGCTGACCTTGGCTATGCGTCCGACCGGGCGCGGCAGTGGGTGCACGCCAACGCGGGCAGCTTCGGCCTGTCCCTGCCGATGAGCCATGAGCCTTGGCACATTGAGGACGCCACGGCCCGCGCCGGGCAGATCTCGGCTGAAATCGAGAAGCTGACCGAAGCCGCGACCCGGCAGAGCGAAGCCTATAGCTCGATCACGGCCAGCGCCCGCGAATACACGGCAGCGCAGGGCACCGAACGGCAGGCGCTCGGCATGACCGCGCAGCAGGCGCAGGCGCTTCGCTACGAACAGGAAATGCTCAATCAGGCGCAGCGGGCCGGAATTGCGCTCACGCCGCAGCAGCGGCAGGAAATCGCCAGCCTTGCGCAGGGCATGGCCGCAGCAGAGACCAGCGTTGACAGCTTGCGCCTGAAACAGGAACAGGCGCAGGAAACCGCCCGGTTCTTCGGGCAGTCCATGACCGACGCCCTGACCGGCATCTTGACCGGCACCATGACCGCAGAGCAGGCGCTTCAGCAGCTTCTTCAGACGCTCGTCAAGGCGACCTTGCAGGCCGCGCTTATGGGCGAAGGGCCGCTTGCAGACCTGTTCGGCATGGGCGGCGGACAGAAGGAAGGCGGCATCGGCTTCGGTGGCCTGTTCGGTTCGTTGCTCGGCGGGTTGTTCGGCTTCGCGGAAGGCGGCTTTACCGGACGCGGCGGCAAACACGAACCGGCTGGCGTCGTGCACCGCGGCGAATTCGTCATGAGCAAGGAAGCAACGCGCCGGATTGGCGTTGCCAATCTCGACGCCATGCACCGGGGAGCGCTTAAGGGATTCGCCGCAGGCGGCTTTGTCGGTTCGGCACCTGCCTTGCGCGCCGCTGACCTGAAGCCCGCGAACGAGAACGCCGCGCCCGTGATCAACATTAATGCGCCCATTAAGGTGGAAGGTAGCGCCGGGACACCGGAACAGAACGCCGATCTTGCCGCGAAGATGGCAAAGCAGATGGAAGCGACCATGCGCGGCGTCGTTGCTGATGAACTGCGACGGCAGATCCGGCCCGGCAATATGATGAATAGCAGGAGTCGCTAACATGGCCCTGCCGACCTTCGCCCCGCCCGTCGCACCGTCGCCGGGAACATCGCATGCGCCAACCGTGAACCTCTGGGAAGCTGAATTCGGCGACGGCTATTCGCAGCCGACGCCGAAGGGCATGAATCACATTCGCCGGAAGGTCTCGCTGAAGTGGGACGGTCTCAGCTATGATCAGATGCGCGCCATAGTCGATTTCTTCGAGAACATGGGCGGCAATCGCCCGTTCTCTTTTCAGCCCTACGGCGAACCCACGCCCCGGAAGTGGACCTGCAAGGATTGGACCTACTCTGCCGATGCGCCGTGGAAGGTGACGGCAGAGCTTGTGCAGTCTTTCACGACCGCGACGTGATCGCGCTTGACTCATAGCGAGTCGGTGGCGCGTTTCGTGCGTCCGGACGAGCTTTCCCTATCCGGCACCCGGAACGCTTGCCGGTGACTCTGTATGGCGGAAATAGAGCGAGACCAACCGAAGGCGTGGGGCGCGAAGCGCCGAACAGCCGGAGTAGGCTCATTTGATAGATGCTTCTACCTACGGCACCCCTTCAACGGACCGGGAACCTGTCTCAAGGCGTGTCACGCTTTTCTTGCGAGTTTCCCCTATTAGTATATCTCTTATGAATCTGAATACTAATATACAAAGGGAAACTCGCAAGAAAAGCGTGACACAAACAAATTCTCCGGCCCTGAACCATTCTCCGGTTAGTCAGCAAAAACCTCTTCTCCGGCAAGAAAAACGTGACATACCTCTTGAAGCGCAAGAAAAGCGTGACTAGAATCATGGGTAAGAAAAACGTGACCGCCGCACCGAATGAAGAAGCCCGACAGACGATTGACCGACGACGAATTCGAGGAACGCGCCCGGCGCAACCTCGAACGGCTCACCGAGTCCCCCAGCGGGAAGGAAATCAGCTATGGCGACGATTCGGAAACAGACGACGTTCTCGCCAGTCTGGATGCGATATTTGACGCTCCATCCCCAGTAGATGAAATCCTGACCGACGCCGACGCCTATCTCGTCGCTACGCTAGACCGCGACGACGAACTCGCCCGGCGCTTCGAACTCTATCGATGGGCGGCCCACCGCTATAGCCCAGGCGGCGAGGTTGGACAGGCAGAATATGAGCGATACGCCGCTGCGCTTGCCGCGCGCGACCGGCGCGCCTATCGCGAGCGAATCCACAATGAAGAAGGGCGCGAGGTTAGGCGCATTCTGACCTCGCCAGAGGCGCGGAAGGCGCGCCGCGCCGAACTGGAGAGTAAGCGATATGCACAGAGTAAGGGCGGCAACGTCCGGCGCTATAACAAGCTGAACGGAATGACCGAAGAAGAGTTGGCGGCCTACAAGCGAGAGGAAGCTAATTTCCGGAAGGCAGAGCAGCGCGCTTGGCAGGAGCAGGAGAAGCTTCTGAAGGACGCCGGTAACACCGCACATGAGATTGAGGCCGAAAAGAAGGCTTGGAAGGCGAAGAAATTGGAAAGGAAATTGGAGTGGGAACGAAAGAAGTGAACGATAGGACTGAACCTGCATTTCCCCGCCCTTGGCTCGACAAGTGCTATTTGAAGGGCAGCGATTTTCTCTATGCCGTGAAGCGCATCGCAGAATTTCGCGGGCTTCACCCCGCGACCAGCATGGACCAGATCACATTGGGGCTGGCCGCGCAGAATATCTATCCGGCTTGGATGCTCGAATTGAGCAACAGGAGCCGCAAACGGAAGCTCGCCCCGGAGAAGCACATTCTCACGACGCCGGAAGTTGTCGCGTGGCTTCGCTGGTATGAAAAAGGGTTCAGCGACAGCGCCGAGGCCGCGTAAAAAAATCGCGCCGCGCTGCGACCTCTGCCCGCTGTCGTGCTATAACTCCCATTGTCGGGCGCATTCCAGTCGCTGCCCGATGTCTCGTCTCTCTACCTCCCGGCCCGAATCTCCGCCGGGAGGTTTTTTTCTAAGTAACGATTCAGTCATTACTGACTGAACGAAAATTTTAAACTGTAAAATCTTCGTTTTACACTTGATTTAACACCGGCTGTTGATTCATATCGTTTCCGCAACAACACACATATTCGGAAGCATCGATATGAATTCAGTCACTTATATTGCAAATGATCGCTACGCATTCGAAGTCGCCGCACTGACCGCCATTCTCCGGGCGATCCTTGATGAGCGCATCGGGGCCTATCCGCGCCCGACCGATCCGGCCGAAGCCTACGAGCGCGTGCACGTCGCCTTGCGCGCTGCCCGGTTCGTAGACCTTGGCGAGCCGCGCGTGATCAATGGCCGCGTAGAGCCGGAACGCCATGGCGATCTTGTCGAGGCGCTGGCGACCTTGGCGCCGGACGCAGTGACGGGAACCATTAAGGCCGATCAGGTGAAGCTCGCGCTTGCCGAAGTCGGCGCGATCTTTCCGGAGAGCGCAAGGGAGATGGATACCGCATCTACTCTTGACATTTAACAGTTAGATGTTAAATAGCGGCCATGACGGAAGGAAAATGGCTATGGCAAAGTCGGCTGCAGAGTATCAGCGCGCATATCGCGAACGAAAAGCCGAACAGGCGAAGCTTGCGGGCGATCCTACAGACAAGATCACTTCCCGGCGCTTTCATGAGTATCTGCCGGAGGACGGCAATTGGCAGGAAGTGCTGACCTATCTGGAATGGGCTGGCATCAACCCCGACGCCGTTCCGCGCTTCGACACCGACGACGACCCGGAACACGATCCAGAAAACGACGGCCCTAATCGTGGCTCGATAGGGCGCGCCGAACGCATGGTCGGAATGTTGCTCGACGCGGCTTCTGAACTTGCGGCCATCATCAACCGCTACAAACGAAAGGAGATTAGCGACCAGATACAGGAAATCGAAACGTCGGACCTGTCAGACCCCGACGCCCGGAAACAGGCGCTCGTCGATATTGTGCGGCTTCAGAAGATGCTGGACCAGCTTGATAAAAAGGTCCGGTGGAGTCTTCCACAGTGGGGGGTGACGGGCAAATAGCCCTCGATAATGGGAACAGCCAAGCAACGTTTCTCAGGCACCGCTTGGCCGTCCCGCATTCTTGAAACATCGCAATTTGAAAGGAACCGCGATGAGCAACAAAGATAGCATTATCCCCGCAGCGCTGGCAAACACTCCGGAGGCTGAAATTCAGGCATTGAAGGACTACCTCGAAAGCGATGAAGGTATGGAGTGCGCCAGTTATTTGGAGATGGACTTTATCTCTTTGCAGGAGGAAATCGACGTTCGCTCTATCGTTAATGATGCCAAAAACGCTAACGACGTTGTGGCGCAGCTTGATTCTGCTATCGACTATGCAGAAGGCATCGCGTTTACCCTTCGGAAGGTGCGCGAGGACTATGTCGATGCTCTTGGCGTTCCTGAAGCGCTGAAGGAAGTCGTTGCGAGCCTTCAGAAGGCACATAGCAAATCGATGGTGAACGCCCTGCGCCACGGCCTGGAACTCATGTCGAACTCGCATCGGAAGATGAACCGCGAGTTACGCGAGTCGTTAGTCGCGCTCGGTATGCCGCGCTCATTTTCGGGCAGAGCCATCAACACGTATTGCCGTGCCAGCACAGGAGACTGGACGCGGAAGCTCTTGGAAGATGCTTCCGGCCTGACCGCAACCAAACAGCACGTCCGGTGATTGGGACGCAATCGACACGATTTAATCACTTAGCCCGCCGCGACCACGGCGGGCTTTTTCCTCGAAAGAGGACTACTTGGCAAGGTGCTTCATTACCTTAGGATACCGCTTTATAACGTCCTTCGCGAAGGCGCGGTAATCCGTGATCCGCTTTTTCGGGCGAGCCTCGAACTTAACTTCCGGTTTCTTCGTCGTGGTCATTCTACACCCCGCAGCTTTGGCTAATGTGCCACATTCATTATGAAAAGTCTTTGGGGACATAAACCTTGTCGAACTCCGCCTCAAGGCGGGTGTAGTCTTCCCACGACAGCGGGCTAGGGTTGGCTTTATCCCACGCCCTTAGACGTTTGTCGCCCGCCTTAAGGGCGGCGCCGATTTGCCAAAACTCAGGCTGGGCCGCTTCTTCTTCCTTCCTGATCTGGATCGAAGCTTCGGTGCGTCGGTGGCACCATTCGTCATAAGCTGGATGATTTGCCCGCCTGTATTCCTGAAGGGCGCGCTCGCGGTGTTCCTGCGAGCGTTTGACCCACGGCGCGGGCTTGCCCTTCTTGCCGGGATTATTGCTCATGTGACGACTTGAATTCCGGAACGTCTTGTCCGTTCGCGATTGCCTGGATCCGCTTTGATGCCGCGTCCACCCAGAGCGCGACGGTCTCCGCTCGCACAACGTCGCCATGAGGGCCGTTATACTTACTCTCCAAGCTCGCCTTCACCTTGGACACGTCAACGGCATTGGCACCCGGCAAAGCGGCTACGTATTGCTCTATGGCCTTAATCTGCATCGAAAGTTGCAGCAGCCAAGCTTCATGAGCGCGTTCTAACAT